TATCTTTCTTTTGTTTTCCTCTTTAGTGTAGCAGCTATGATGAGCTGGTTCCTTGGTAGCAAAGACAACGAATCTCATATCGTTGGTTACTTCCTTCTTGCAGTATAAGCAGAGACCAACAGTTCTAATGCTGAACTTTTGCTTTTTCCACAGCTTTTTCTTTACTGCCATTCTTCCACGAATTGTACCCTTTAACCCACTCTGTCTGCCTCGTAGACGCTGGTTCCTTCCATCTTTGATCCCACGCCCAGCAATTAATCTTGCTGCTGTATGTCTCAATTAAACCCAGGATATAATCTATAATGTTATTAAACATTATTGTAATGGATTATCTGATTTTGTTTTTATTTCTTGAATAGTTAATTTTAAAAGTTCAAGTTCAGTCTTTAAAACTTCAATACCCGTAGTATTACTAGCAACGCCATTTTTAGCCTCGCCAATTTGTGCTGATAACGGTGTTAGATCCGGTGCGGTTTGTTCAGATAAGGCATTAAGTTTTGTAGTGATTTCTCCATACTTAATAAAGCCACCTCCGATAGCCACGATAGCAGCTACCAATGCAGCGATCCCTGCAAGCTGGTCTTTAATATTAAATTTACTTGTTGTTTTAGCCATTCTTTAACTTCTCCAGTTTCAATAATAACCTTTGCTTCTTTATATTTATATCCCACAAGATTTGTTCCTTTATAAATAAAGGATCTTTTTCCTCGTAGCTTGCAAGAGTAACTTTATTATAAATGTCCCTGTTGTCTATAATAAAATTCTGGTCAACGTATATATCTTTTGGAAGATAAAACTTTAATTGAGTATAGAGATCCAATGATAACGAATCACTTTGCATTGCATCTAACTTAATTAGATTTTTAACTTCAAGATTTTTAGCAGTATCTTTAACTACCTCATCAACTTTATCCATTACCGCTTCTAATTTAACAGTCTCGGTTTTGCTTGATTTAGTTTTGGTAGTTGTTTTAACTACTTTCTTTTCTTCTTGTTTTTCTTCGGTTTGTTTTTCTTCTTGTTCTTCTTCTTTTTCTTCATTAGTTTCCTCCTCTTTAGAAGTTGATTGTATAATTTGTTTTGCAATTACAGCCGGTTTCTTTTCTTCCTCAACTTTTTTTTGTTGTACCACAGCAGCGGTTGATGTGGAAGTTGTATTTGCTGCTTGGGAAGTAACGCTAGCCTGGGTTACTTTCGCTCCTGTTTTCTTTTCAAACTTTTTAATAGCCGCTTTAACTTGAACAACCTTGGTCGCTTTGGGTAAAGGGGTATTGGCAATCGTTTGAACTTGGGATGCTAAATTTTGAGTCTCTTCTATAATCTCTACACTTACTGATTCTTCAATCTGCGTTGCATTAACAGCGCTGCTAACTTCTTGCAAAGCCGTTTGAGTCTCAACTTCCAGTACGACATTTTCATAAGTCATTGTTAAGGAAGCTCCTAACAGATTGGGTCCACCTAAACTTAATGGATTAGGATCATTATCAATTCCTGTCCAAGTCCAGTCAAAAGAATTGGATCCACTTCCTGTATAAATAACCTGGTCAAGATATTTTAAAGCCTCGGAGTCATAGTAAGCATCCGTATTTCTAATCTGGTCCACAATAGATAAAACGGTTCCATTACTATCTAAAATTTTAATGGTTGTCTTAAAGGTATCTTGCTCTCCACGTCTGTTTCCACATTCATTAGCGGATCCATCCCACTCGCAGTTTTGAATAATGGTTGTTGAGTTTAAAGTAATTCCATTATCCAGTTTATCCTGGGTAGTCGTATCAGAGTTGGTAGTAATATTTAATAAGGAACCTGTTGCATTAACTGTACCTGTTCCGGTTACTTCTATTTCTTGACCTAAACAAATTGAGTTGCTTATAGTAAAGTCGTTACAACTCGATGAAACATTTGGAATATTATTATCTACCGATTGATAGTTGGATGCACTATCTCCAGCATTAGGTAGTAGATTACTTGTCGTTATCTCTTCTGCTGAAATTGTAAGGGTTAATATCATCGCAAAAAATATTGATACGATAAACCGCATAAGCCATCACTCCTATAAATATGATTAACCAAATCATTTAAGTTTTTCTATTTTAATTTTGTTTTTCTTTTTTGTTTCAAGATGCACATACTTTTCATAAGTCGGCATTTGGTAATTATATTTATTAATAATCAAATCATAAGCATCTTTACCAATCTTACCTTCAACGGGACAATAAGTTTTTGCCATAAACATTGCTTCCCAAACTCTTTCGTCTGTGCAAAGTAAGCTGATAGCAGCAACCTTCATACCCATACCGCTTAAAGTTTTAGATAAAGCAATCAGTTCGCAGGTTTTATCTTGATAGCTTTTTCCTCCACTTATTCCAATACTAAAAGTTTGAACACCACCCGATAAAGCAATGGCACAATTATTAGAAGTATTAACTCCAGGAGAAGCTGCTGTTCCAGGAGCCGATTTTATATTAGAAGTGTTTGTGCTTGTTGTGCTGCTACTTGATTCAGATCCAGATTCATAAGTTGTGGATCCTCCAGTATAGTTTCCCTCTATGGCGGTGTTACTTCCCGATACGTTAGTCTGTGTTGAGCCAGCTATTGCTTTGCCGGAACATACCAATAGTATTAAAACCAATAATATATTTGCGTATTTCATTTTCCCTTTTTGTTTTTATCCTTGTCCCCTCGATAATTTTTTTTTAGGAACCCTTTTTGAATAATTCTTTGCGTGCCTGCCAGGTCGTTTGCGTTGTGTTTTTTTTACGTGAACGTACCCATAGCCTCTAGGCTTAACCATTACTTCTTCTTAATTCCACCATTCCTAAACACTTGTGTTCCCTTGATTCCAAAAATGCTCGCTACGACCAAAACCCAAAGTGAAGTAAACCAGGTAGGGAGTGCTTGGAAGTGTTCAAAAAATACTTTTACTTTTTCTAAAGCATCCGGCGAGTCACTAAAGACTGCCCAGGCTAAAATTAAAATTGGCGCAGAAAGTATGACCAAAACAAATTCGTCTTTAAGATCTGTCTGTCGAGCCTCCAAAAGTTTGCCTTGGTATTCGGTTTCCCCTCGCGCCATCTTTTCTGCTGTTAGTAAAGCAGCAGCAGACATCGCTTCTTTCTGTTTCTGTTTATTAGCATAGACTTTTGCGCCTGTGCTAATTGCCATTTTTGCTAATCCGAACCACATATTATTTATTACAACCTCTCATTATATCCGCCAGATCTTTGCATCTTCCTGGCGTTTGTTTGTTCCAGTTGCTATCTAACATTTCATCGGCAGCCTTGTCAAAATTTGCAGATCTGATTCCTTCCCACATTCTTTTGAATTTCATCGTTCTAGGTTTGCCTAATTGAAAACACATTTCACAAATGACACCCCTAGCATCTTGATTTATTTCTTCCAATCCTTGAAGTAAGTCATCCGCAGATTGTAGAGCTTCATTGAAATCCAAGTCGAAAAGATCTTCCAAAGTATCTTTAGGATATTGCTGACCTTCCACAAAATGATCGGTGGATAGTACCAGATGACCATAACCAATAGTAGATTTACCCAGACTATCGGCATACACAGTATCTCTAAAGCCTTCGTGTTTCTTGATTCGTTCCTTAACATCATCCATAAGTTATATATCCTTATCCGGGTCAAAATTAAAAATTTTAACACCTAGTTTTTTTTGTTCATCCGTTCTCCCTCTAGCAATACCATACCCATTAGACCGGTAGTTCCGAGTCTTGACATCGTAGGCGGTATATTCCCCTGTCTTTAAATCCAAGGTTAAGATGTCAATGGGTCCCTTTCCTCCCACCGGGGTAAAGACCACCAGGTTAGGATTCTTGGCAAATTTGGCTTGTGCTAGTAGTTCATTAGATATTCCTTTGGCAGCGGTAATCCGCTTACTCATTTTAAAAAATAAAAGAAAGAACCGATTAATCCTCCCAGGATCATCATAATAGTCGCCGCTCCCTTTCCTCTATTCATAAAACCTTTTAATTCCTTTATGTCTTTTCTCATTTCATCAATAGCTTTGAACAGAGTTTTCATCCGTTCAGCGCATATCTTTTCGTGATAGGATATTCTTATTCCGTTTCGATTAGCGATTACTTTTGTTGTTTTTTTTTTAGGTTTCATTAACTTTTCTGCAAGTGAATTTCATATAAACCCGGTGCTTGTTTATGAAACTACTGGGTAATAAATTATTATATTCAATACCTTTGAGATAGCCTGCCGCTATACATTCTTGATAGGTGTTGTAAGTTTGCGAATATTGTATTGGTTCCTTGCAACCCATAGCGATACCGCTGCAAATCCAACTTATTAGCAACCATTTCATCCTTTTCTTTCTCCATACTCATTAAGGAGAGTATATCAAATTTGATAGGTTATATAAATGAATTATTAAGGTTTAGGATGTGCGTCTTTAATTGCTTGAATAGCATCTTTAAAGGTTGTCGTACCATCAACTTGATCGTGGTACTGCATATCCATTTGGTCTTGCCAAGTTGGATATTTAAACTCTCTATCTCTTTGATATTGTTTAGCATCATATTCTACTTGTAGTTCAGCTTGTTTATCCGTAATTTGCTGATTGGTAATATTAGTAGGATTGCCATCAATCCAAGTGATTTGTTCTATATCCTCTGCATTAACACTTGCTTGTGCAT